CGTATGATTGTATATTATACTTTTTTATTGATTGTCTATTAAATTTAGAATAAAAAGAGTTCAAATACATTCTTTCATAAATCTCATAGAAAAATTTAATTTCTTCTGTATTTCTATAAACATCATTACCTATTGTAAATTCTATACCATTAAAACTAAATCTTAATGGTTTTGTAACGTCATTACCAGCGTCACCAAAATCAAAAGAAGGATCTTCTCTTTCTACAAAACCACGTATATATTCTTCAACAAATTGAACTTCGGGCCAAATTTCAGGAACAAAGGCATTTATTTTATTTGCTATTATAAAATCACCAGGGTATTTTAATTCATATTTTTCTTTACCCTCAATTAAATTTTCAACTATAAGTTGGGGCCATGGATAAACAGGTTGATCTACTTCATTGTATTTGAAATCAACGCTTTTGACTGTTGACGTGGAATCAAAAACTGCTCGTCTTCTATTGTCATCATCTCTTAAATCCCAAGCTAAACTATGAACGTCATCCATCATTCTCAAAAATGCCTCACCTTGTGCAAAAAATACAGCAAGAACGTTTCTAATTGTTGGTTGGAACCCAAGTCCGTTGTTTGGATTTGCAAACTCTCGTTCAATATCTTTTGTTAAATCAGTTTCTATTTTTTGTTTAAGATTCAAATACTTTTCATCCATGGATTTGATTATCTCCTGAAAAGAATTGGGTCCCGTGAAGAAAAACAAACCTGGGTTATTACCAACTTTTATTGAATTTAATATCTCATTGTTTAACTGTTGTTTGGATTTGCCATATTTTTCTGTTCCTATGTCTAATTTCTCACCACTCCTTTTGAACATTGTTTCAGCAACATTAATATTAGAGATTGTAACAGGTTTTACAAAAGTTTTTTTAGTTACGGGAACTGAAATTTCTTTTCCTATAACAACGTTTGATGTTAATAATGTTGTATATTTTTTAATTATACCTTCTAATTCAGTAAATGCTTCATTTTGTTTGTCGGGATCACTAAACTCCTCTTTAAACCGATATAATACGGTTTTTTGTGTATCGTTATATATAAAGACATTTCTATAGTCAAGCCATTTTCTAGACCACGTTTGTGTGCTTGCACCTAAATAAACATCAACCGAAAAGTCACCAAGATTTGTAGAATACTTATTAATATCATTTAATACATTCAAATTCTTTTTTCTAAAGTTATCTTGTATTGTTGTAATAAGTTGTCCTAATCTTTTCTTTAATTCGAGTATTGTGATTTCTGGAAAATTATCATCTATCAAACCTTTTGCTTTGTATTCTGCATACAGTTCTCTCATTTTCTGATAACCACCACTACTATATTTTGTTACAGTGTTAGTTTTTGCGTTCGTAGCGTCTGTTGATGTTTTGGCTGGTGAGTCAATTTTGATTCTATACATTTGAGGAACTGCCATCATTTGTCCCCATGTTACATCACCCATTATTGAATACTTGTAAGTATAGAATTTACACTGTATTCTAAAATTATGTGAATCTGGTGCAAAAGATGCGTTAAATGTCTGCATCATTAATGGTATCCTTACTGCTTTGCCTAAATATCCTTTTACCGTTAAATAAAACAATGGGTATGGTAAATTAAAAAATGCGGCATATGGTGAATTGTTCCCTGCTTCGAACAATGCCCTACCTTTAACGTCTTCCATTGTGATATTAACTTCTGCCATGAAATCTAATCCATAACTTATGTTAATTTGTGTAATACCCAATAAACCGTTATCAATTGCACCAGGTTCTCCATGAGACATTAAAGTTTGATTTACATAATAATCATCACTTAAATCTGGATTTTTGGTAACAGTTTGTCTTGGTTGATTAACACCTTCACCTTTGAGTGTTCCTTTACCTGTTAATTCATTAGTATCTTGTGTGTCTAAATAATCCCTGAAACCTGGATTTAAGAAATTGATTTTTGCTACTGATACTGTTTGAATACTTTCTCCTTGTGGAACACCTATTGCTAATTTTGTTCTAGGTGTCAATGAACACTCCAAATTAGCATAATAAACTAAATTTTCATGTTGTATCAACCTTTCTTTTATCTTACCGTCGTCATCAATTACTTTGTTTGGGTCGATAAGTGAAATGTTTTGATAATCAAATTCTACTAAAATATTTTCAGAGTTATTTACCATAATAAAGGAAATGGTTATCCAAAGCGGATTTATATTCTTGTAATGAAGTTAGTAACGGAAAAGGAATAGTCAATACAGCACCATCGGGTATGTTTGCTTCAATACCTGTAAAACCTGGATTAGCTTGTTGTATCAACCAACCAAAGTATGGTGTCCCGTAATATTGTTGTGATATTTTATCTAACCTTGATATACTTTGTTTATAGATATACTTTTTGTCGGACGGTTTAGATGGTAGTGTAACATATGGGACTACACTCTGAACTCCGTTGTTCAAAAACATACTGTATCTATTATAATATTGTAATGCCATTAGTTAAAAGTAATTTTACCGTTAAATGTATTTTTCTTTTTTTCTATATTAAGATCTGAATATAGGTTCTTCAATAGTTTTTCGTTAAAATTATAATCGTTATTTTTTTCAGTCGAATACTTCATTGTAGAATCAAATTCTTCAATTTTGAAACTTGTGAATTTTTTATACACTTCACTATTTTCATAATCCGTAAATATTTTTTCCTCATATTGGTATTCTAATGTATATAAATCTTTGAGTAGCTTACATTCATTTTGTATTAATGTCACTAAATCACTATTCTCTTTTACTTTAGGTGTTAAAAGACTATCAACAAACCGATTGTATTTATCTTCGTTTGTGAATATTTGTGACATAACCATATAAAACCTTTTAGTCCCATCTGGTGAACCGTTCATATTTAGTTGTTTCGTAGAAAAACTTAATTTATCATTTCTAATTACTAAAGGATCAATTATTGAATTACCTGACAATACTATAGCATACTCATTCAATGTTGTTCCAATTTTATTTTTGTAATTTTCTTGCATACTTTGATAAGCATTTATATTTGGTACCCCACTCAAATTATAAACTTTATACTTACCTGTATCCAATTTGTAACCATCAACATTTTTCAATATTACATCCAATTTTCTAAACACCTGTACATAATCTTCTTGATATGCCACTAAAGTGTTCAAAGGGGTTGTTACATCATTTGGTAACTCATTACCTCTATCTGTTATAAGTTTTCTCATTGAGTTTTTAACATCTCTAACACTTGCATTGGAAAAATTTGAGGTGCTTTCACTTATAGCTTTTATTATTGGGTTTATCGCATCATCAACATCTTTTATACATTCTTTTACTACTTTTGAGATATTATCTTCAATGTTTGATGGTTTTCCAAATATTGGAACAGTGGGGGGATTCACATTAAATTCGTCTAATTTACCTTGTGTAAAATCTCTTTGTAAGATTGTAAGTTGTAATATTGGATAATTTGTTGTTCTATATACACTTTTCAAATTATTTACTACAGTGGAAAAATATCCATTTGTTTTTTCTGAAAGTGTATTGAATATACCCTTAAACTCGGTTGTACCAGTTTGGATTGAGCCGTCAGCAAATGTTTCAGTTGTAAGTATGTTTCCTATTGTTGAACCGCCTCTTTCTGGTACAGGTAAATTATTTATAGGTGCAGGGTTCGAAGTTGTTCCAAGTCCTTGTCTATCTAATATTGCACCTACTACTTTTTTATCTCTTTCTCTAACACTTTCGGTAGGTATAGCTCTTTCATCATAAATTTCTGTATTTGCATAATAATTGAACGACAATGCATTTTGTAATTGATATACAGGACCTGCAAGTCCATGTCCGCCAACAAATTCAAAACCTAATGTAACTTTAGCTAACATGGGTTGGACACCTATACCTTCTGGGTTAATATCCCAAAGTAAAGGTTCATATGTTATTGCCAACTGATTAGGAATAATTTTAGTATGATAAAAGTCACCTACTCTCAAGACTAATACTGGTGGAGCACCAAACGCAGTATTTTTAGCGTCGTTAAATTTAGGTTTTCCGTCTGGTCCTATGATTGGGATTGTTTGTCCAGGTCTAACACATTGGTTCAAAAATGTTAATCTTGCGTTCAATCCTTCAGGTGTCATGGAATGAAATGCGGGATTAAAATATTTTATTTTTTCTTTTAATGTATTATAAACAAAAGGATTTTCTTCTTTTATCAATTCAAAATAATCACATTCGGAAAATAAATTACGAAGAATCTTTTTGGATATTCCTTCTTTTATTTCTTTCTGTATTGTTGGTGTTGGACGTGGTGGATCTGGTGTTGTAGGTGGTGGGGTGCCACATCCATCATCAATACATTCTTGTTCGTTAGCATATTGTCCTGACGCATCAGCAGGAACACATTTACCACTAACACAATTATATCTTGTTGTATTATTTGGACAAGCATCTTCACAAAGTTTTTTTTCAGCATATATTCCAGAACCGTCATTTACTTCAATACATCCAACTCCTCCTGTGTTACATTTCCACTTGTTGATTGGCTCTGGTTTTTTACAACCACCCTGATCTATTGGTGCGTTTTCACATTGTTCTTTTGACTCAAAAATTCCATCTTTACTCTGAATACATCCTCCACCATCAGGTTTACACGCCCATTTTAATTCTTTTGTGTTTTCAATTTTAATTTTTGATATAGCGACACGTCGACACGCCATTGCGGGAATACTATACCATTGAGCTCTACTTGTTACGCTATTCGAACTTTTATCTTTAATATCTACTGTACAATTAACTGGACCATCTAAAACAATATTAGTCACAGCAGGATCACCAATTACATTTCCGTCTTCATCTAATTGTTGATCTTGTGGTGATTTAGGGATAACTGCAGTTTCACCAAGAGGTGTGAAGACTAATTTGAATTTACCCAAATCTTTCCACACTTTAAGAGTTTTATCACCAACGGTTTGTTTTAAAAGCCAATTTGTTACAACACTGTTTCTTCTTTTAGATAAATTAACATTGTATCCAGTAGTTGCAGGTGCTGATGCTCCACCACGTAATTCTAAAGTAACTGTTCCTTCTAAATCAACCAAAGCTTCTTTCAGTTTCTGTTGTAAGAAGACGCTTTGTATTTTTTCAAAATTACCTATTACAACGTCGTTGAAAAAATTTGGTATCCCTTCTTTAGAATACGTTGTTGTGTTTACAACTACATTGGCGGGAGCTTGTGTGGCATAAGTGGGTCTTCTACCAAGATATATATCATACCAATACTTGAAGTCTGTAGATAGGGATGTTAAGGTAGAAGTCTGCCCTATTGGGTAATCATTATCGAAATAAAAACCATAACCAATAAACTCTTTCATGGCTTTATTTACGGATTCAGTAGTTATTGAATCAGTTGTTGTGGTAGTATCATCAAAACCTCCGCTACCATTTGTATTTGTACCACTTCCACCTCCATTTGCGTTGACTTCTATAGTATTTCCTCCGTCACTTATAATTGTGGGGTTTCTTGGTATTTCAGTGAGAATTCCAAACTTCTCTTCATCTGTCAATCTAGGGTTTTGTAATAATTCTTGATATGTAAATAATTCATTTACAGGTATTTGGTTAAACTTGATTGCTAAATCATATAAGTCATACTTAACACAACCCGCGAAAAATGAATCCATAATTGAATCAACTTGAGCAGGTGACATATTAGCCAACTGTTTTTCTATGATTGTATTCATAGCGGCTGGTGAATCAACAACAATATTCCAAGATAAATTTCCAGTTCTTTTTGTATTCGAATATGTAAATATTGGTTCGGGTCTTCCTATAAAAGGGGTTTCACTCCATCTTGCGGAAGAAGTCTCACTGAAAGATAAATCATACGGTGGAAACCACATAACTCTTCCACCATTCGGACCTCTTTCACAGATAGGTAAATCATCATAAGTAAATCCTGGTTCTGATGATGTTCTCCATGCAAGATTTTCTAAAGAGAACATATATTTTTTTACTTTACCGTCAAATATATTTGTTGAGTCGGGTAATCGTAAAGGTGCGATATTTAAGTTATATGTGTTGTCTAAAACAGAATATTCAAATCTTCTTCCTGACTTTGTGATACCGTCACTTTTTTGTAAGTCACCATAGGTTAAATACGGTGTGTCTTTTTGAAAAACCCTACAGTATTCACGTCCTATCTCCATGCCAGCGATACTGATAGTTTCTGAGTCTGTGACACTATCATAATATGCAATTACTTGAGAACCTTTAGTTAGTTCTTTATAACCATCGTTAAAAACTTTGGATACTTGGTTTATTGCATTCCCTACGTGTTGTAATCTTTTTGCACTTGTAATATTATCCGCTGACTCTACTAACCTTTGTGTGTTATCTAATATAGAACCTCCTTTGAATTCAAAACCTGTAGATTCTGTATCATCATTAAATTCGTACTTAACGGCATTAAATTCTTGATCCAACTGTGCGGGATCACCACCAGGTTTAACTTTGAACCCTAAATTGTCTTTATACTTTGGTGAAACCCATGTGAATTGTCCTGTTATGCCACCTTGGTTTGTAAAAGCTTTACCTGCTAATCCAAACTTAATTTTATCAATATTTCCTTCATATAGGTTTGCTAATTCATTCGGTCCATATACAGGACTTGGTTGTTGTTTTCCAAATCTATCAACAGGTATTTCATTTGGGGGCATATTGATTGTTGATGGTTCAGCCTGATCACTACCAACGTAATATCCACCGCCTTGTGTTGTGTTGTTTCCCAATAAATTATTTATTTGTGAAGTAACACCTAATAATAATCCTTTATCATACTTGGGTCTATAAATGTTATAATCCAAACTTTTGAACAATACAGATTTTTGTCCATAACCTGTGTTTGCAACAAAGACTTCGGAAGGATTTCTATATTTGTTTAAGATTGGACCTAAAAACCCACCTGTCAAATTGTTAGTAACATTTAACGCGTTTTCTGTTTGAGGTGAAAGAACTTGATTTGTTTCATCAAAATAATCACCAGGTATTGGAGATACAGGAAAATATGTTCCTGTAATTCTATTTGCAAACGATACTGCCGCTAATACTGGATTTTCAGGGACTGTAATCTTCCAATTTTTTCCAATCAATGGTTGTTGTCCTGTTGCAACTAAACTTGCTTCAAATGGATCTTGTAGTTGATCTAATTGAAATACACTTGACACAAGTTGTTGTGTCTCCCACTCTATTCTATATTGGAACTCCTCTTTGAGTGCTTCTGCCGCTCTTCTTGCAAGTGCGGAGTCTTGAGATAATGCACCATTACTACCTTGTGGGTTATTGTCTAATAAAATTTGTAAAGATGTATATTGAGACGGAGTAAAGGTTATTGGTGTTCCTTGGTTGTCAGCATATGGTAGAAAAAAAGATGTGTTGGGAATTAAATCAGTTACAATAAATAAATCTTTATATCCACCTTCAGGTCCATATACATTTTTAACATATGCGATATCAATATAAAACTCATTTACTAAATCAATATCCGCGTCGTCAAGTCCATATTCCCCATGATTTGAATCAACAGGGAGTTCCGCTCCATCAGTAGAAATAATATTTGTGAATCCACCTTCAGGACCCCACTGATTCAATGGATATAATTCATTTGCTTGATTTGTAGTTCCAATTAAATTATTTGGTGAATCAATAACTTGACTATCTCTCAAAGGAGAGATTTCATAATTTACATTACCTGATGGAGAACTATAGGCACCTTCTACATTATAAGAAGGTAAATTTCTTCCCATCAAATTATTTCTAAAAGATGCGCTTGCGTCAAAAGATAAAGTTGTATCTGACATTGTATCAAATCATTTTAATATAAATAGATGTGATATGTATTTTCTAAAGTATAATAATCATCATGGATTTTTTCCTGGGGCACTAACATACGATGTTTTTTCATTTACAGGTGTCAATCCTTGGTTTGATTTCATTTTACTCATTTCATCTAATATCATATTAATATTTGTTTTGTTTTGTCCTCCTTGGAAATAATTTTCAAGTGCTCTTGTCATCAAAGTTGAAAGTGCTTGATTTTGTGAGTTCGGATCTAAAGTAACATTAATATTTATATCTAATTTTTCATTAATTTCTAATGGTTTGTATTCAATTGAGGGGGTTGTTGGTAATAATGCCTTTGGTGACTCAATAATTTTGTTTGTTGTTTTAGTTGCAACTCTTTCAGAAAAATCACTCTGTTGATCTGTTTCTGAACCACCCATCCCAAATAAATTTTTCAAGTTCTCCATAGAAAAATTTTCTGCAACATCACCAAAATCGAATCCACCTACTAATCCTGACACCTCATCAAGTATCCCCTTGAATCCGTCACTTACTGTTTTTCCTAAATCCTCGAAAGATGGCATCCCTAATTCATCATATATAGTTTTAAGTATGTCAGTACCTTGTTCATACATCTTATTACCAAAATCTCTGTAAAATTCTGTTTCCCTATATTTTTTACCCACTGGTTGTCCTCCTCCTTTTGTCTCTTCAAAAATACCTTCTCTCAATGATTTTGTTGTCATTTGATAAAAATCTTGTACTGGTGTTGTTGTGGTTAATCCATATCCAATTGCGGTTACAATACTCTCAACTAGGTAATTTGTTCTTTGCATTTCAGTAAGAGATTCTTTGGCAATATCTTCCATAGTTTTTTCCCCTAACTGTTGTTCTTGTCGGAGTCTTTCTATTTGTTCTTTTGTAAGTTGTGATGCTTCAATTATTTCATATGTTCCAGTATCTTTACCAGTTTCATCAAATTTTCTTACTTTAATCTCTGCTATTCCTTCTTTATTAACAGTTGCTAAAGTTCCAATTAACTCCCTATCTTCTTTGTTTGCAATACTACTTGGGAATTTTATTTGTTTCATTTTGAACTCCAAATTAGCAGCATTCAGTGCCATTTTTTGAAGTTCTCCATTATTCATTCCCAAGGCTTTACCGATTTCATTCAATCTTCTTTTTTCACCAGGTAATATTTCAAATTGTCCCATTTCTTTATTAAATCTTACAAAATCTTTTGACATATTAATAATTTGATTTTGTAACTCTGTTGGATCGTTTTGAGATAAATCCATCAATTTCAATGGATCGAGTAATGCTCCCGCAGAAACACCCAATCTTTGTAAGTTTGCCGCTAAATCTATTGCACCTTCGGGATTGAAGACTTGATCAACTACAGTAAATATTTTATTCATGTCAATCCCAAGTCTTGCGGCTTGGGTGGACATTTTAGCCAAACCTTTTACACCTCCATCAAAATTATAAAGATTCATTTTGTCAAGATTATCGGCAACTCCTTTTGATACCGCAGATACTGCAACACCACTGTCCCTTGCAATATTCACAACCTCAAGCATTTTATCAGGTATCTCCCCTAGTGAAACTCCCACACCACGGAATTTACCCGCTAAGTCACCTACATCAACACCCGTGACTTTAGCAGTCGCTTTTAATTCTTGTAAATTCTTATCAGAAATGGTGGTGTTTGTATTAAACTCGGATATTACACTGGTATATGTTTTAACAACATCGTCAATAGTAAAACCAAGTTCCGCAAATGAAGCGGCATTATTTGCAACCAAAAGATTGAATTCTTTTGATTTTTCACTACCTAAACCTAAAACACCTCTTATTTTTGAAGATTGGACTTCTAACTGTTCATATCTTTTGTAAATCTCTGTCGGTTTTACCACAGCACTTACTGCGTCATTGAACCATTTTTTTATACCTCCAGTACTTAGGCTCAGAGCACTATTAACTAATACTTCATCCAAAAAATTTTGTCCCAATCTTTGTTTTTCAACAGAAGCTGCGTCTAATTCGGCTTGTCTTTGTTCCTCACTAGATTGGGCTTTATTTCCTTCTTGAAGTTTTAACATAGGATACTTTTATAGATAAATACAATTGTTAATCTTTTTTATTATTTTCAATTATCTTATCTATAATGTATTTTCTTTCAAATGTGGGTATTCTCATAAAATCGGAATACGACATATGAGCCATCTTTGACAAAAAGATATATTCATCTAAAATATATTTTCTATACTCAGAAGAAAGGCCGAAAAAATTCCACCCCAAAGGTGATAACAACATTCACCTTTTCTCCTGACGGGGCTATAACTTCTTTGTTTAAGTCTAATCTAGGTTCATTTTCTGAAATGAAATTTCTAATATACTTTGAATCCATGATTGGCATTGTTTCTATGAACTTTGCAATTTCTCCCTTGTCTTTAGAACCATTAAGTTCGACTACCATTTTAAGAAGTCTTTGTGTGATAATTGGGGACACACGTCCTTGTGGGTAACTTTCTAATACAGTTTCTATTTCTATGGTGTCCCTCATTGTAAGAGGTTTTACTTTAACTGTTGCCTGACTTCTAGGTAAAGTTATAGTATATAATCCACTCTCGTCAGGTAGAACATTTGGTTTTTTAATGTTAAGTTCATCTAACAAAATTTTACCACTAAATTCTTTACTATTAGCAGGATCAATTAAATTAATTGTGTAATCAGCACCAAACGAAGTGTTACGTAGAAATATAAGAATTGCTTCGATGTCACCATCCAATAATTCTTCGGGACGTAAATCCGATTCATAGATTTTGTTTCTCAATAAAGGTAAAACAATACTTTCCTTGATTGTTTTTTTACTATCCATATTAACCAAAATGTTTTCGTCAGCCGCGGTTAAGTAACCAACTTTTACATTTTTTTTCTTACTTGGATAAAATATACCACCAGATGGTAAAGGGACTATATCATGGGGTAAATTAAAATTCATTTGCCCATATTCTTGAATATTTGCTTCCATAGTTTTTTTAATTAAAGTATAATCTGAAAGGGTTCATAGTAAAGTTAATATTGACTATATAAAAAAATTCCCATATAGATATACTATATAGGAATTTATTAAGGTTTAAAATATAAAATCAATACACGAGGATGCAACGATCCATGCGAAGCGTAGCCGAAATATCAGCAATTGCATCTTGTGAGTAAGAAAGAGAGCCAAAATTAACATCAGTTAGGAATGTTCCCTCTAAAATCCATTTTTCAACAACAACACCTGTTGGGTCTAACATTTCAATGTCAACATTTTTTTTATAACCTGCGGCATATCCCATACGTCCTGTTACTGATTCAGCACACAACCTAACCCATTCCATCAATGCTTGTGAAGCAGAAGGTCCGATTGGGTCTCTGAACTTACACTGAATAGGATCCCAATTGAATCGTCCCGCAACAAATGTGGATGTGTTCAAGAACTGTATTTCAGTTGAGCCGATTTTTATTGATGGACGTGCAGCACTTTCTACAAACCACTCGTTTATTCCCAAACTTGACGGAAATCGTAATATAAATCTATTCTGTCTTTTCGGTTCATAAGGAACAGGCATTTTCATTAATAAATCAGCCATAATTATTTTGTGTTAAATCTTTGTTTATTTTTATTATAAATATATCGTCGTAAAATTTTTTCTATTTACTTTGATTTTATTTTCAAATATTCTTTATCTAGTTCTGGTTCTAGTTTTTCTTTCATATAATTTCTTTTCTCCTCCTGCTGTTAAATAAGTTTTTAATATATTATCATCCTTTTTCTCAAAATGTTTTTTCATACTTTCTACATTTCTTACATCGTCATCTGAAAAACCTATAAAAGGTGTAAAGTAATTACTTATCTTGTTTTTCATAAACGCTTTCTTTTGAAGTTGGTGTGATATAGATTTCACATAATTAACAAACTCCTCCATTGCAATAATTTTTCCTTGCTCAGGATTTGTGGCACTTCCTTCACCAAAGCTCACAGGATAAAATCTACACATATCTAAATATGCTTTGATTAACTGATCTTTTGTTAATTTATCCTCGTCTGCTAAATCTCTATATTTAAGTAAATTTTTTGCCAGGGTATTTGAATTGATACCGTGCATATTTTTTTTGATTAGGTTATATACAGCAGTTTTAAGAACCGATGGGGTATGCCCTCTTGCTGTAATAATTGAAAAGATTGAGCCGTTATTAATTGCCTCTACAAAATCGGACCAAGCAGGTCCAGTTGGTGCAATCATGGCGTCTTTTAAGAAATTTTTATCTCCTGTAACTCTAAAATCCCTGAAAGGATCGTCTGCAAAACCAACAATAGTTTTACCTTCATAATTGAAATCTTCGTTTCCTATTTCTGTCCTATACTCCGCAAAGTCTTCTGTGGACATACCAACAGTTTTACCATTCTTATCTTTTAGATAAATCTTTGTTGGCATAAACATTAAGTTGTCGTCCCAATCAAATGAATAGTATTTCATTACTGGTGTTGTAGCATCATCAATAATTTCAGTTATAATTTGTCTAACTAATTTTTTGTAATTCATAATAATAAATATTATATAAATAAAAAAGGGAGAACTTGTCTCCCCTTTTTATAAATTTTATTACTCATTAAACATCATCAAATGACGCACCTGTCGGTGTGATGTAGAAAGTAATGTCAATGAACTCAAGAGATTTAGTTGGTTTGATATAAATTTTTCCAACCATTTGATTTTTATCTAAATCTTCTGTGTCGTTAGATACAGTAACTCGGAAATCATATAAACCTCTATCTCTTCTGATTGAATCCAATATAGGATTAACCGCGTTAAGGAAGTCTTGTCTCACCTGTTGATCGTTTTGATCGAAGAGAAGTCTTACAGATACAGCAGAAATTAACTTTCTTGCTTGAAGTAACAATCTTCTCACATTAATTCTGTCGAGTGCCGACTCTCTTACTTGAAGAGTTTTGTTACCCCATATTACAGTTCCTACATCCGCAAAAGTCGCAATAGGGTTAATTCTTCCAAGATACAATACATCTCTATCTTCTTGTGTAAGTTTCTTACGTGCCTTGATTGAATTTACAATACCACGAGTATAACCTGCCGCAGCAAACCAAGGGAATGCAATGTTATCGGTAAGTGCCAAGTTTCTTGTAACCTCTGCAGTAGATGGGATGTAAATTTGAGTATTATTTACACTATCTCTTGTTAATACCCAAGGGTAGTAAGTTGCAGTATAGTTAGAGTCTATTCCACTTTCTTCTAAAATATCAACAGCTTCTTGTGGATAAATTAAACCATCTTGTCCAGTTGTTGTCGGTAAGAACATATTGTAGTCAGGCATTGTTGCAATATACAAGGAGTCTGCTCTTTCGGTTTCAATCATGTCAATTGCACGTTCTATCAAATCAGGTTGGTTTGCAATATCAATACCTGGAGTTGTAAATACATTGATATTTACTGCCTCTGGGTTTGCAAATGTTCTTTGCCCCAATAAGTATGCGTAGTAATCAGTATTACCATAGTCTATTGTTCCATCACCGATAGCAATTTGTTTGAACAATCCGTTTCCTTTCCCATTAGGGAATCTCAATGAAGGACAAGCGCCGTTTAAGAAACCACTTCTACCAAGTGCAAATTTATTTTCGTTTGTTCTAAACTCCCTATAAATGTCCCATCCGTCAAATCCACCATAAGCCATTACAGTAAATTTACGTGCATTCAGTCTGTAGTAAGGATCTTCTGGATTTGTTGGTTCAGATGAGAATGATGTAACACCACATTCAAAGGCAGGTGTTCCACTTGATGCAAACACAGAGCTAATCGTGATACCACTTGCAAATTTATCCATGTGGAAACCTTTTGTTTTGAAGCTCCACTCAATGCCGTCACCGTCACATAAGTTAAATGGTTTGATTTTTCCTTTGTATTGGAAGAAGTCAGAATCATAACCCCAATAAGAGCCTATACCCAAATAAGTTTTTCTTATGTTGTCACCACCACTAACGAATGCATCGTCTTGTCCTGTCCCTGTTCCAAAAGGCGGGTTAAATATTTGTTCTCCTGGTAAGAAATATTTAGTTTTATAGATTGGGAATGGGGAACGTCCAATTGGGTATTCTCTAAACATAAATCCTTCAAAACCACAAGGAATAGAATCAACAGGTGCGTCTTCATTCATCTCTACCATTATGTATTTAGATTTCAATTCGTATTCACCATCTAGTGTTCCTATCTTTTTGGCGATGAAATTGTTTTCTTGTGGATTCATTGAACAATTGGTAAATTTCTCAAGAACAACAGGATTCGCATCTGTATCAAAATAATCTCTAACTAACACTGTAAATGTTTCGTTGTTGAACGATAAATCGGAAAGTGATATCTTGACTTCAGTGTTCGCTGAATTTCCATCGGAGATAGTGTAGAACTTAAACATATTATAAACTTTTGTTCCACGTAATTCAGATACAACCCAAGGAGTGCTTGGTGTTTGGAATCTATCTAAATACCAACCTATAGTTTGTTGATCGTTACCTTGTGCTCCTTCAGCAGAAACAACTGTTGGGTTCAACCCTCTAATATAACCTTTGTTCCACAAATAAGTAAGTAATGTGCTATAATATTCCTCTACCATCAACGGGACTTGGATTCTTGGTTTGTCAAAGTTTCCTTTACCAAATACTTTTACAATATTTTTAGCATCTGATTGAGCCATTGAAACCTCAAACGCGTAATCAATTCCGTCGTTGTTTGTTACGTTAATACCAAACGGTAAGAATGGATTATTCAACACTCCACTGTATTCGCCTGTCATATCGTAAGTAACTTGAGAAGTTCCTGATACTTCATACATAGGATTAATTTCATCACTGTAAGTTGAAAGTCCTCTAGATCTTAATGTACAAACTACTAAATCATCATATTGTGTGTAAGAAACACCAGTATAATAATAAATCACCCCTGTAACATTTCCTGTGTAACACAAAACTGGTTCGGGCGCTATAGTTGTTGTGGTTGTAGTAGGAAGAATCGGGTCACAAGTAAATTCAAATGTAAGTGCAATGTCATTAGGATCGATAATCAATGGATCTGAAGAAGTAACGTTGGTAATAGAAACATTACCATCTAAATTTTGGAAACTTTGATTTGTCAAATTAACTAATGTGCAACCACTCACGTCACCAGTATTTAGTGTAATTGAGGTTGTGATTCCAATTGGGGGTCCTGTAATAGTTCCCAAAGTTGTGTTGAATGTAATGGTAACGTCACCTGCAACTGGTGTAGTCCCGTTTAGACAAAAGTTAATTACAACTGAACCAGGTCCTATTTCAGCATTCAATGTGTAAAGACTTGGCATCATTGTGGTTGTTGATGTTGTGTGGTTCGTGCTAAACAACGCAGATTCGAACATTGACGCAGTAGGTGTAGTCAAAGCTAAATCAGTTACAGTCGAAAAAAACGAGAATCCGCTATATAAACCATTGACATTGTTAAAAAGAGCAT